AACTCGCAGAAGAACGCAAATCAGTCGAATCCGAGTTAAAGCAAGTACTTGAAGAGCGAATGATTTATTCGCAAGTATTAGGACAATTACAGCAAAAACTGCAAGAGTTTGAGCCGCAAGAGCCTGATTGGAACCGATTAGAAGTTGAAGACCCAACTGAATATGCCCGTCAATGGACATCACATCAGCGTAGGCAACAACAGAAATATGCGGTGCAAGCAGAGCAAGAGCGTGTTAGGCAAATGCAACAAGCTGAAGTGCAAAAGTTTTTGCAACAAACTGTGGCTACAGAGGTGTCTCTGTTGAAAGAGAAGATCCCAGAGTGGAATTCTCCCGAAAAAGCCAGAGCAGAAGGCAAAGCTTTGTTGGAGTATGGTCAGAATTTAGGTTTTTCTGAGCAAGAGTTAAGTACGATTACAGATTCACGGGCATTGCTTGCACTCCATAAGGCGTGGAAGTATGACATGATGATGAGTAAGCGTCCAGAATTCCAAGCAAAGATTAAGAAAGCCCCGAAGATGGTCACTCCTGGTTCAGCAGGTAGCGTGAGTTCTAAGTCGAGTGATATAAATAACGCAAAAAAGCGTCTTGCACAAACTGGAAGCGTCAGAGATGCCGCATCCCTTTTCGAGAAATTTATTTAAGGAATTATCATGGCTGCTATTACAAACACCTACACCCGCTTTGATGCGAAGGGTGTTAGGGAAGATCTTTCAAATGTTATCTATCAGATCTCTCCAGAAGAGACTCCATTCATGTCTAATGTTGGTCGTGAAAACGTAACCAACACATTCTTTGAGTGGCAAACAGATGACCTCGCTGCCGCTATCACAACTAATGCTCAGATCGAGGGTGATGACATCACTTCTTTCACAGCAGCAACTGCTACAGTTCGTTTGGGTAACTACACTCAGATTAGCCGTAAAGACGTAATCATTTCTGGCACGTTGGAATCTGTTGATAAAGCAGGCCGCCGCTCAGAATTGAGCTATCAAATGGCTAAAAAATCCGCAGAAATTAAGCGTGACATGGAGGCAACAATGTTGGCCAACCAAGCCGCTACTGCTGGTTCTACATCCGCTGCCCGTAAAACAGGCGCATTGTTGGCCTTCTTGAAGACCAATACCAACGAAGGTACTGGTGGTTCTGATCCTTCTTACACAACCATTCCTGATGCAGCTCGTACAGACTCTACAGCAGGTAACTTGCGTTCATTCAGCGAAGCATTGCTGAAAGACGTAATCCAGAAGGTGTGGACAGAAGGTGGTTCACCATCTATCGTTATGGCTGGTCCTGTTAACAAGCAGAACTTGTCTAAGATGGCTGGTATTGCTGGTCAGCGTTTCAATGTTACAGGTCCTAAGCCTTCAACAATTATCGGAGCCGCAGACATTTATGTTAGCGATTTCGGTAACGTGAGCATTGTTGCCAACCGCTTCCAACGTGATCGTGATGTTTTCGTGCTTGATCCTGAGTACGCAAGCGTTGCTTATCTGCGTCCCTTCCAGACAGTTGAACTGGCTAAGACAGGTGATGCCGAGAAGCGTATGCTCTTGTGTGAGTGGGGCTTGAAGATCAAGAATGAGAAGGCTCATGGAGCTGTCTACGACTTGAACACTACAATTCAGACTTAATCTGAAATGCAAGGGGTGGGCTAATAACCCACCCTTTTTTTTATGACTACAAAAATCTTTGACACCAACCTAGAAATGGGAACCAAAAAACTTTGGCATTATGATGCTGACAAAGATGAGGCAACCATTCAGACGATTATTGATGCTACTGATGTAGTAGAAGCAAACAAAGAACGATTTAATTCGTTTGATGAGAAGGCTAATTGGAAGGGCGATATACACCATGTTGCATCTATTCCGATGGCTTTGTATTATCAGATGAAAGCAGAAGGTAAGCTTGATGACCAAGCCTACATGAAACGATGGTTGAATGACCCTGATAATCGTGCATTTCGCACAAGACCTGGAGAAGTTTAATGGATAGTAAGACCATTGGAATTTTGATTCCAACACGGGACTTTGTTAATGCTGGATTTGCTTATGATTTAGCCCGATTAGTGGGCTTTACTGTAGGTACAACAAACCATAAAGTAGTGATCTACACTAGTTCTGGAACACTACTATCTTCACAGCGTCAGGACTTAGCCAGAGATGCAGTTAAAGCTAATTGCACTCATACAATGTGGCTAGATAGCGATATGAGGTTTCCAAAGGACATGATTATTCGTCTATTGGAAAGAGATAAGGGAATTGTCTGTGGAAATTATGCCAAGCGCAGATTTCCTACAGAGCCTATTGCGGTAAAGAAAAATACTCCAGATATGGATGCTTTATTTGTCAATAGGGTATATACTGAGGACGATTCGACAGGACTTGTTGAAGTAGACTACTGCGGAATGGGCGTAATGCTTGTTAAAACCGAAGTCTATAAATCTATGGAATATCCTTGGTTTGCTATACCTTGGGTTCCTGCTGCGGAAGACTACATTGGTGAAGATGTATGGTTTTGCCGTAGAGCCGCTGAGAACGGACACAAAACATTTGTTGACCAAGATCTTTCTAAAGAGATCTTTCACATTGGCACATTTGAATACAAACATGAGCATACATTAATGTGTAGGGATGTAGAAAATGGCACTTGATACTTTTAGCGGATTAAAAACAACCATTGCTGATTATCTGAATCGGGATGATTTAACGTCTGTCATTCCTTCATTCATCACTTTGGCAGAGGCTAAATTTAATCGTAAGTTGCGTGTTCGCCAGATGGTCAAACGTGCGACTGCCACTTTAGATACTCAGTATTTTGCCTTCCCTTCTGATTTCTTACAGGCTAAAGAGTTCCAACTGAATACAAATCCAATTACATATCTTCAGTATGTGACTCAAAATCAGGGTGATTACGGCTCACAGAATAATTACATTACTGTTGGCAGACCTCAGTTTTATACAATTATTGGAACTCAGATAGAAGTTATCCCAACACCTGATACTGGTTATACAGGTGAATTAACTTATTATGGTAAGATTCCTGCGTTAAGTGATGCAAACACAAGCAACTGGCTCCTAGCTTATGCTCCAGACTTGTACTTGTATGGTGCGCTAGTTGAAGCAACACCATACTTGAAAGACGATGAGCGTCTTGCCACATGGAGTCAGTTATATACCAACTCCTTGGGCGACATAGAAATAGCAGATCAAAGGGCATCTGTTGCTTCTACTCCGATTGTTCGTGCCCGATCTTTGGGGTGATATATGGCTGGTTCATTTACAGATTATCTTGAGGACAAGATCCTTAAACACGTTTTCACTAACGTAGCATATACCTCGCCTACAACTTTGTATGTTGGCTTGTTTACTACCGCCCCGACTGATGCTGGTGGTGGAACAGAAATTACTGGTATGGGATATGCCCGTAAATCTGCTGCTTTTACAGTAAGTGGAACAGGAACATTGGCGACAAATACATCAGCCATTGATTTTGATGCTGCTACTGGAACTTGGGGAACGATTGTTGCCATTGCAATATTTGATGCCATAACATCTGGCAATATGATTGCCTTTGCTGATTTGACAGCAAATAAAACCATTGCAACTGGTGATATTTTGCGTATACCTGCTGGTGATTTAGACGTTACATTGAGTTAATCATGGCATTAGTAATTGCTGATCGTGTAAAGGAAACTACTACTACGACAGGAACGGGTACGCTTACCCTTGCTGGCGCAGCTACTGGTTTCCAATCTTTCTCGGTTGTTGGCAATGGAAACACTACTTATTACGCAATAAGCTCAAGTGGTGGAAGCCAATGGGAAGTTGGAATTGGCACATACACATCTTCTGGCACAACATTAGCCAGAACAACTGTTTTAGCCTCTTCAAGTGGTGGATCTGCTGTTGATTTATCCGCAGGTACAAAGGATGTATTTGTAACGCTGCCAGCATCTAAAGCAATTGCTACTGCAACAACTGTTTCTGATACTGCTAATTCTTCTACTGGTGCATTTCAGATTCCACAAGGAACAACGGGACAAAGACCAGGCACTCCTACTACTGGAATGATTCGGGTTAATACTACAACTAATAAATTTGAAATCTATGGTGGCGGTGGTTGGGTAGAAATTATATCCACTCAAAGCCCTCCATCAACAATTGAATATTTACTTGTAGCTGGTGGCGGTGGGGGTGCTGGTATTGGTTATCAAAATGGTATTGGTGGCGGTGGTGGAGCAGGTGGATTTTTAACAGCCTCTGGGTCTGCGGTTACGGCAGGTTCAACCTACACAGTTACTGTAGGAGCAGGTGGTACTGGCGGCTCTAATACTGGTGCTAGTGGTAGAGGTGGTAGTGGTGGTAATACTTCATTTACAGGATTAACTTCCGCAGTTGGCGGTGGTGGTGGTGGTGATGCTGATAGGGGAAATCTTCCATCTAGTGGTGGCTCTGGCGGTGGCGGTGGTGGTGGCGGTGGTGGTGGTCAAGCTGGTGCTGTCGGAACATCAGGCCAAGGTAATTCTGGCGGTACTGGATTTAACGCACCTAATTATGGAAGTGCTGGTGGTGGCGGTGCTAGTGCGGTAGGTGCAAATGGAACATCTGCTGGCGGTGGAAATGGCGGTGCAGGAACTGCAAGTAGCATTAGCGGATCATCAGTAACTTACGCTGGCGGTGGAGGTGGTGCTTCTTTTTCTGGCGGTGGCAGTCAAGGCTCTGGTGGCGCAGGTGGCGGTGGTGCAGGTAGTAATAACCAAGCTACTGGAAACGCTGGCACAGCAAACACAGGCGGCGGTGGTGGTGGAACAGGTAGAGATAATGCAAATCCAGATGGAGAAATTGGCGGTGCGGGTGGTTCGGGTATCGTAATTATTCGGTACGCTGATACCTTTGCTGCTGCAACAGCAACAACAGGCTCACCCACAATCACAGTTGCTGGTGGTTATCGTGTCTATACATGGACAGGTAACGGATCAATCACAATCTAAAGAATAACAAATGGCACATTTTGCAAAATTAGATGAAAACAATGTTGTTCTTGAAGTGCATTGCGTCAATAACATTGAACTACTTACATCAGAAGGTCACGAATCTGAAGCGATGGGATATGCGTTTTTAGTTCGTTGGTCTGGTGGTTATTCTCGTTGGAAGCAAACAAGTTATAACGGAACTATTCGTAAAAACTATGCGGGTGTTGGTTACACATACGACTCCACAAGAGATGCGTTTATTCCTCCTAAACCATTTGCAAGTTGGGTGCTAAACGAAACAACTTGTCGTTGGAATGCGCCTACTCCATATCCTACTGATAACAAAAATTATTATTGGAATGAAGAGCAATTAGCTTGGATTGAAAATAATACAAATTATTATGACTAATAAAATTGTTCTGACTGATGAGCAACTAGAAGTTTTAGTTGAGAAAGTTACTGAAAAAGTAATAGAAAATGTTTATATTTCTATTGGGCAAAGTATTGTCAAGAAGTTCTTTTGGATCGTTGGTTTAGGAACAGTAGCTCTTTTTGCATGGTTATCTGGTAATGGACACTTGAAATAATGTTTGGAATAAGCGCATTTTCTGAAGTACCATTTTCATCACTTTCGGGTGGTGGAGTACTCAATGCGGCTGCCGATATAAATAGTGTTTCTTCTATTACAACAAATTCAATTGGAATTTTTGTTGTTTCAGCAACTCCAACTAGTGAGTCTACAGTTTCTTGTGCAGCAAGCGTTATTAAATCTGCCCAAGCAGAAATAGTATCAACTAGCTCTATCCAAGCTTCTGTGGCATTGATAGTTTTATGTTCAGCAAATGTAGATTCAGTTTCCACAGTAACTTGTTCAACTAGTTTAACAAGAGGTATTAGTGCATTTATTGCTGGTGATGCTGTAGTGACTGTTTCAGCTAGACTCAAGTGGGAAGATAGTTCATTGGTAGCAGAATCTTGGACAACAATTTCAGATCAATCAGAGTCTTGGACTGATATTTCAGACCAATCAGAGACTTGGACAGTAACAACGCAATGAGGTAAATATGGCAGATACAACCACCACAAATCTAAGTCTTACAAAGCCAGAAGTAGGTGCATCAAGTGATTCTTGGGGCGGTAAGATAAATACAGACTTAGATCAAATTGACGCATTGTTTGATACTGGTCCATTTCTAAAGCTTGCAAAAGGTGGAACTGGTGCAGGGACTGCGGCTGATGCTCGAACAGCTCTTGCTGTGCCAGGTACTGCTGTTAACAATACCTATACTGGTAAGCAAACATTTACTGGCTCTACTACTGCCATTGGAACTAAGTTTGTCAATGCGTTAGAGACAATTACTATTTCCGCAACTGCGGCTACTGGAACGATTGCTTACTATGCAACAACTCAGTCAGTTCTGTACTACACATCGAATGCCTCTGCCAATTGGACTATCAATCTTACTGGTGCAAGCACTCCTGTAACCCTTAACACTTTGATGGCAACTGGTGAGTCAATTACTGTTGTCCACATGGTTAAACAAGGCTCTACTGCTTACTACAATTCTGTGGTTCAAGTAGATGGAACAACAAGTGGTGTTACGACTGTTTGGCAAGGTGGTTTAACACCATCAGCAGGTAATGTAAATTCTACTGATATATATACATACACAATTGTTAAAACAGGATCATCTGCTTTTACAGTTTTTGCTACACAAACTAAGTTTGCTTAATCATGCCATTACTTAGCACTATTGCATCATCATCAGTTAAGGGCTTTGGGTTTGGGGCTAATGTTGTTGGACAAGAATCCTACACAACTCCTGGCACTTACTCATGGACTGCGCCAGCAGGTGTTACTAGTGTTTCTGTTGTTTGCGTAGGTGCAGGTGGTAATAAATCACCAGGATCTTTCCCTGGCGGTGATGGTGGCGGTGGTGGTGCTTTGGCGTATGCAAACAACATTGCTGTAACACCAGGAACCTCATATACAGTTATTGTTGGAGCAACCAATACTTCAATTGGTTATGCAGGTGATAGCTCGTTTAATTCAACTAGTGTTGCTGCTGGTGGTGGTCAAAATGGTGCTAGTGGTGGTGGATTAGGTGGCTCTGTTATTTATGGCACAGGTGGCTCTGGTGGTAGAGGTGGTCCAGATGCTGGTAGTTATCCTGCTGGTGGTGGTGGTGCAGGTGGTTATGCTGGTGCTGGCGGTGCGGCTGGTGTCAATAGTAGCTCTAATGGTCAAGCTGGTAGTGGCGGTGCTGGAGGTGGTGGTGCATTCAATACCACCAATGGCAGAGGCGGTGGTGGTGGTGGAGTTGGATTATTAGGCCAAGGTTCAAGTGGTGCGGGCGGTGTAGCAGGTTCTGCTGATGGTGGTGGTGGTGGTGGTAGTTCTGGAGACAATGGCACTTCTAATGGCAATGGTGGCAATTATGGTGGAGGCTCTAGCCAAAACTCTGCTGCGGGTGGTGCAGTACGCATTATTTGGCCTGGCGTGACTCGCAGTTTCCCATCTACTCTTACTGGTAACTTGTAATGGCTGACTTAGGACAGCAGTTACAAACTCCTCCGATACCAAAGCTTGGTACATCTGGGGAGGGGTATTCTGCTGTTCTGCAAAACCAAAACAATAGCGTTTTAAATACCTTCTTTATAAGATTGGTAAACGCACTAAATACTGTCCTTGGAATTCGTGGTGGTAAGTATTTAAACAATCCTTATGGTGCTTTTCAAGATAGTACAGACCAGACTGCCGCCAATACAACAACCGCCTATGCAGTTACATTTAATACCACAGACTTTTCCAATGGCGTAACTATCGCTAGTAACTCAAGAATTACTGTTGCAGAAACTGGAATCTGGAATTTACAGTTTTCCATCCAACTAAAAAACACCACAAACGATGGTCAAGATGTGGATATTTGGTTTCGCAAGAATGGGACAAATATTGCCAATTCAAACAGCAGATTTCACTTGGTAGCAAGAAAAGGCACTGGCGACCCTAGCCATATCATTGCTGCATTGAATTTTTTTGTTGAAATGGTTGCTAATGATTACGTTGAGATTATGTGGAGAACTGAAAATACTGGTGTAAGTATTGAGCATTTTGGAACAAGTACAAGCCCAACAAGACCCGCAGTTCCTTCAGCCATTGTTACAATGAGTTTTGTATCTAACTTATCTATATAAAAATGGCCTACATACCACTACAAATACCGCCAGGAGTCTATAAGAATGGTACAGATTACCAATCTAAAGGACGTTGGAACTATGCAAACCTAGTGCGTTGGTTTGAGGGAACTATTCGCCCTGTTGGTGGATGGAGAAAACGAACTACTGACCAACTTGCTGGCAAAGCCCGTGGGTTTATCAACTGGCGTGATAACAGCAACAATAGACGTATCGCTATTGGTACACATACAAAGCTTTACCATTTGAGTGAGTCAAATACATTGACAGACATTACTCCAACTAGTTTTACAACTGGTGATGCTGATGCTGTTCTTAAAATTAG